ATTGACCACCTGAAGTACGTCAAGACCCATATTGAGATGAATAAGTACATTCATTACTATTTTGGCAACCTTGCCGGGGACTCGGTTGGTAATCGATGGACTGAGAAGGATATTGTTACCTCAAAGGGCGACAGGTTGATAGCCAAGGGAACCACACAGCGTCTTCGTGGTCGTGCTGAGATTGACAGGCGTTATACTGGAGGGGTGCTTGACGACTTTGAGTCCGAGCTTAATACCAAGACCCCGGAAAGACGTGCCGAGATTAAGAAGTGGATTGTGTCCACTGTCTATCCGGCACTGGAAGAGACCCCCGGTAATGAGGGATGGATATGGTTACTGGGGACAATAGTCCATTATGACTCATTCCTTCAGAATGTGCTTGACGGTTTTAATGAGGCGCAGGAAGCAGGAAGGTCACATTCTTGGGATGTTACGTTCTATCGTGCTATACAGGACGGAAAGTCGATATGGACGACTCAATTTCCTCTTGCAAAGCTAGAAGCAAAGCGTAAGGAGTTTATTGAAGCTGGTCTTGTAAACAAGTTCTCTCAGGAGTATCTTAACGATGCTAGGGACATAACCAACGCTGCCTTCAAGATTGACAGGGTGCAGTACTATACTGGGCATTTTGAGGGTAAGGACGGGTTTGCCTATCTTGTAACCAAGGATGACGCCATTCCAATTAATGTTTATATCGGGGTTGACGTTGCACACACCGCAACCTCTTCCTCTGACTACCAAGTTATACTGGTGCTGGGAATTGATGCGGATAAGAACAGGTATGTTATTGAGTATTTTCGTGAGAGGATTCCCACTTTTGACATTCCTGAAAAGATTATAGAGATTGCAAAGAAGTATCAGCCGCTTCGCAGGGTAACCATTGAGACTGTTGCAGCTCAGGAGATGGTTCGAGACATGGCTGACAGGCTTTCTGTTAAAGAGAGACGTCTTGCACCCGGACTGTTTAAGGGTATTAAGCCACCTCGAGGCATTAAGAAAGAGGATAGGCTTGAGACAGCATTGGGGCCGATAGTGAACAGTAAGAAGTTGTTTATCAAACGTGAGATGACAGAGATAGTTGATGAGTTGTTTGAGCATCCAAAAGCTAGGAATGACGACATTCTGGATGCTATGTACTATGCAAACTACTTTGCTTGGCAGAGACCTCCAAAGAGCGGACGGCTTACATTGGATGCGTTTCATAATACCGACAGCACAAAAAAGAGCAGAAACTCTGCAAAAAAGGCATATAATTGGATTACTGGCTCAAGAATTTAAGAAAAAGACTTGACAAAATGGCATTTTTAGCTTATATTATATATACATGGCATTAGAAACCGACTCAAGAGCTGAAATGAATCAACAGATGTTTCGCCGCTGGCGAGATGCGCGCGCTGATTGGGATATGAAGTCTCGTGAGGATTTAGACTTTTTCCTTGGCAATCATTTTACTAAGGAGGAGTCAGCTGATTTGTCTTCTCGCAATCAGGCAGACGTCCCCATGGACAGGATTTCCCCTGCAATAGATAAACTTAAAAGCGTACTCACAGCCAAGCCTCCCGTCTTTACGGTGCTTCCTAGAGAAGACTCTGATGCCAAGGTCTCTGCCGTGTGGCGAACCATTCTTGGTTATGTCTGGGACATCTCCGATGGGGATACTCAGATGAAACAGGCCATTACGGACTATGCTGTTACAGGGCTTGGCTACTTGTACGCCTATATTGACCAAGAATCAGACTTTGGTAGAGGTGACGTCAAGTTTACATATGTCAACCCGTTTCGTGTATACGTTCCACCTGACTGCAGGGACAGGTGGTTTACTGATGCCGAGGGCATCATTCTTTCCACTATACTGACAGGTGAGCAGGTCGTTAACCTCTACCCGCATTTGGGAGACCAAATAGACGCTGACAGTGGAGAGGTGATTCCGGGTGCCATTAATGACATTGAGTCCTATATTGAAGAGGATTTCCCGGCAGCTCAGAACACTAACTCAATGAGTGTTTTTACTCCGTATGAGGCAAAAGACAAAGATTTCGGTGTTCAGAAGTATCAGATTCTTGAAAGGTTCTATCCGACGAAGGTTCCGTTCTTCCGGGTTGTAGACGCTAAGACGGCACAGGAGACCGTTCTTGACGAAGAGGCTTTTACGACTCTTATTGAGGATAATCCCGGTGCTATCGAACGGGGGCTATTGGAGTTTGAGGAGATTCTTCAGAATCGTATAGCGGTGAGTGCCTGTATTGGTGGGACAATGCTTTACGAGACCGTTCTTAATACGGACGTTTATCCGCTTGTTCCCCTTCCAAATATCTATACCGGGACTCCCTATCCAAAATCAGATATTTCTCGTTGTAAGCCGATGCAAAAGCTTCTTAATAGGCTTTGGTCGCTTGCCTTGAGTCACGCTCAGGCATCCGCAGGATTGAAGTTGATTGTACCTATTGGCTCCGTTGATAACTTAGAAGACCTTGAAAGGGATTGGGCAAACCCCAATGCCGTTATTGAGGTTGATACGAGTCAGGGCGAACCTCATTATCCTGCTCCACAGCCGTTGGCTTCCGAGTTTTACAGGCTTATACAGCAGGCTGAGTTCTATATAGATTTTATATTTGGCGTTCCAGAGATGATGCACGGGTTTCCGGGTAAATCACCCGAGACTGCCAAGGGTACAGAGCGTATGGTTGCCCTTGGAAGCGACAGGCCGAAGTCCAAGTTAAGGGATATTGAGTTCAGTATCAATCGACTTGGCAGGGTGCTTTATTGTCTGGCTAAAGGACACTATACGTTCCCGAAAATGTTTGCCCTTTCACAGGCAAATAACGACCTTACCGATGTCATGGTGAATATGTACGACGATACCAGTGGGGCGGTAAATGATATTCAAAAGGACAAGTTGAATATAGGGCAGCACGATGTAAGAATACAGCCCGGTTCTACCCTACCTGAGAGTAAATGGGCTATCTACGGTGTTTATCTTGAAGCTTTCCAGCTCGGTCTTGTTGACAGGAGAGAGGTTCTCAAGAAGAATCCAGAGATATTTGATAAAGAGGGTATATTACAAAGAATGGATGAAGTAGCACAATTAAAAAAACATATTGGACAGTTAGACGAAAAGATTAAAGACCTTTCCGGTGACCTGCAGACAGCCACTCGTGAAGCGGTTTCGAGCCGCAAACAGACCGCCGTCGAAAAGACGAAGCGCAATCTGGCAGAGGTGGAGTCTATGATGCAGGCTGACAGGAAGGTTAAGGCAGCAAAGCTTGACGCTGCCGTTAAGATTGGGGAGAGTGAATTAAAAAGCATTATCTCCTCAGAGAAATGTCAGGCGTGAACATAGGTGAGGTTCCGACTTGGAGATTTGTTAAAAGTCTAGCCATAAAGTTCGGAAACATCGAAGGAGATACGACATGACAGCAAGCACAGAAGATAGAGTGGTTGAAGAATCAGCCGACCCGTTTGTGGAAGCCGCTTCAGGTATGGAGGAAGACTCTGGCATTGTAGAAGAAATGACAGGGGCTTATGAGGAAGATGCGGTTGCGGACGAGACTTTAGGAGAGGACTGGGAAACGGAGGCAAAGAAGTTCCAATCAATGAAGGATAAGGCGGAAGCCAAACTTCAGGATTGGGAACGCTATGCTCCCTTGGTCAGTCTGCTAGAGAGCCGTCCAGATTTAGTTGGTTTAATCCAAAACAATCTTAGTCCAGAGACGGCTCCTGCGAATGGTGCTCAGGTGAGCAACCCGCAGGAAGAGTTCGGTGAAGATGAGTTCAATCCTTGGGACGCTTTTTTTCGTCCTGACTCCGAGTCCTATCGCCATCGAGAGGCGATAGAGCAGAATAGAGTAGATGAAACAATGCAGCGTCATTTTGGTGCGTTACAAGAGCAGGTATTTATGAATAACTTGGTAGGTGAACTCAAAAGCACTTACAACATGTCCGAGGAAGAAGCTACGAACTTTATTGATTTCTATGCCCAACCCAAAGACCAGTTGTCTGTAGATACCTTAGTTGATGTTTTTCAGCGAAATAATAAGAAGGAAGGGTCGAAGCCTTCTTCTTCGTTGGATGCAGTTAGAGCGTCCAAGTCAGCCCCTAAGACAGCAGGTGCGGTCAGCAGCTCAGGTTCCATTCCAAGGAACGAGACTGACAAGGTATTTGATACTATCGTAGCGGCAGACAATAAAGGGCGCGTTTTTTAAGGGGAATATAAAATGGCTATTACAACTGGTGTAAAAAAATCAAGTGACATCACAGCAGCGGCAACAAGCGCTGGTGTAGGACAGGCTCCAGACCGTCGTCGACTATATAGTTTTGGCGATAGGGTTGCTGAATTGGCTCCCGAGGAGTCTCCGTTCTTTGTTTACTTGAGCAAGGTTGCAAAAGTCCCTACAGATGACCCTGTTTTCCGATTTCTTGAGAATCGGTCTAAAATCGATTGGACAAGTAGAGAGTTCTTCGTTGATGGTGCCGTTGGTACTGTTGCCGCTGGCTCTGACTATTCCTTTACGGTAGAGAGTGCTACTGGTAGTAGCTCTACTGCCGGACGGGTTAGTTGGCTTGTTAAAGGTATGGTATTTAGTGTAAATACTGTAGACGATAGTGCTAACGGTTGGGCGTTGTCCCAATTTCGTGTAATTTCGTCTCCCGTTGCAAATAGTGCGGACACTACGTTCAGCGCTACGTGCATTAGCACTTCAAACCAAACTGGTTCTACAACAGTCTCAGATGAAGACCGCTGTCAAGTAATTGGTACATCTTTCGCAGAAGGCACAGGTGCTCCTGATGCTTGGTCTAGCGAGATTGAAGATGACTTTGGCTATACTCAGATTTTTAAGACAGCCGCTGAGATGTCGAATACCGCTGTTGCTACCCGCTATCGTGGGTATGCTGACGAGTGGTCTCGTATCTGGGCTCTTAAACTTCGTGAGCATAAGGTAGATATTGAAAGAGCGATGCTGTTCGGTCAACGGGCACGTCAGAACTCTATTCAGTACACTGAAGGCCTAGTCGGTCATATTGTTAAGAATGGTACAGCTCAAATGACAGATGCTACGGCGTTAAGTTACTCCTCTGGAGTTCCTTATTATCGCTCGGTGGCAAGCATGTCATATGACGTCATTCTTGGTGATATGGAAGTCTTGTTTGACCCTGCCCGTGGTGGCAGTGCGGATAAGCTCGTGCTTGCTTCATTACCTGCAATTACAATCTTTAACAAACTTAGTTCTGCTGGATTTGTTGATATGTCAATTGCTAATGAACACAGGTACAACTTCTCAGCCAGCAAAGGCGCATTTGGTCACAACGTTATGAAGATTGAAACCGTTCACGGTAATCTTCATATGGTGAAAGAGCCTTTGTTTAGAGGTGTAGCAGCAGGGTGTTTGCTTATTGCCGATATGGGCAAACTAGCTTACAGACCTCTTGTTGGTAATGGTATTAATCGCGATACGTATGTTGAGACTAACGTGCA